CAACCGGCTGGCGTGATTGGCTGTGAATATCTTGTGCGTTATCGCACCTCAGTCACCAATTTGACTATCAGCTGAGCCGGCTACGATGGTGTGAAAGATCCCATCCGGCCAAGCCATGCCGCTGCTTTCCCGCCGCCAGCTGCTGCTGGCCGAAATCGAGACTACTTACGGTGTTGACCCTACGCCAACTGTTGGCGCCAACGCCATCCTGGTGCGCAATATCGAGGTGACACCGCTCGAGGCTGACACCGTTAGCCGTGAGCTGATCCGCCCTTACCTCGGCCAATCCGAGCAGCTGCTGGCGCAAACCCGTGTGCTGGTGAATTTTGAAGTGGAGCTTGCAGGTTCCGGCACTGCTGGCACTGCGCCGGCATATGGCCCGCTGCTGAAAGCATGTTCGTTCACTGAGACCGTATCGGCCAGCACGAGCGTTACCTATACGCCCAACAGCAACACCTCGCCCGGTTCGGTCACCATCTATTTCAACAACGATGGCGTGCTGCACAAGGCCACCGGCTGCCGAGGCACCTTCTCGCTGAACTGCACCGTGGGCGAAATCCCCACCATCGCGTTCGAGTTTACGGGCATCTACAACGCTCCGACCGCATCGGCCATCAGCACCCCGACCTACGCCAATCAAGCTGATCCTGTGGTGTTCAAGCAGGGCAACACCACTGGTTTCGAGGTGTTCAGCTATGCCGGTTGCCTCCAGAGCTTCACGATGGAGCTGGCCAATGAGCTGGTCTATCGCGAGCTGGTGGGCTGCACCAAGGAGGTGATCATCACCAACCGCGCCCCTGCTGGTGAGGTGATGATCGAGGCTGTCTCGGTCAGCGCTCACAACTTCTTCAACGATGCCACCGGCAACGCCACTGGAAACCTGACCTTCCAGCACGGCCAGACCGCAGGCAATATCGTGACCTTCACCGCTGATCAGATCGATCTCGGCAATCCGTCCTACAGCGATGAGGATGGGATTCAGATGCTGACCCTGCCGTACATTGCCACGCCGACCGATTCGGGCAATGATGAGATGGAGATCGTCTTTACCTGATCCGCGTGGCATTTGTCCTAAAGCAGTCGGACTCCTACACCTGGCCGGTGAGCATCAAGCTTCCGGCCAATGGAGGCAAACGAGAGCGGCAGACATTTGACGCTGAGTTCAAGCGGCTGGCCCAGAGCCGCATCAATGAAATCCAGCGCGAGGTACAGCAGCGCGTTAAGGCCAACGAAAAGGGCGAGGATACCGGCGAAGGCATCAGCGATCAGAGCATCGCCGATGAGATCCTCGTGGGATGGGATGGCATTGTCGATGGTGATGGTGAGCCCGTGCCATTCAGCAATGCAGTGAAGGCGCAGCTGTTGGATGTGCCGATGATGGCCGGCGCATTAGTGGCTGCCTACTTCGAATCGCTGGTGGAGCAGAAGAGAAAAAACTGATCGGGGCCGCTGAGCATTGGCTAGGCGGCATGGAAGTTGACGACACAGCAAAGGATGCAGCTGTGCTCGGCATCGAACCACCACCGAGCAAGGCGGCCGTCAACTTTGAGGTGGAGCCAGAAGCATGGCCTGCTGTGCGCGTGTTCCTCAAGGTGCAGACGCAATGGCGTACTGATTCCGGCACCATGATCGGCTTGGACTATGGCGCCGTGCGCTGGGTGTTTGATCTGCTGCAGATCGATGATCCGGCTGAGGTGCTAGGTGACCTGCAGATCATTGAGGCTACAGTGGTTGCAGCAGTCAACAAGCGCAAGAAATAGCCATGGCGCTGGACATGACAACCGCTCTGACGATCAGGGCCAAGGTTGACGGTCTGGCGCAGATTGATGGCTTGACTCGCTCGCTTGATAAGGCGAACAATCAAGCATCTGGCCTGAGCAACGCATTCAGCAAGCTTGGCGGCATGGCCAAGAATGCCGGCATTGCGATTGCCGGCCTTGGCGCCGCTGCAGTTGGCGGCCTTGCGGTGCTTGGTAAAAACGCGATTGATTCGGCGGACAATATCAACGATCTGAGTCAGCGCACTGGCGTTGCAGTTGAAACGCTGAGCAAATTTGGCGCTGCGGCAGAAGATAGCGGCAGCAGCTTGGATGAAGTCGGCAAAGCCATGGGCAAGTTATCCAAGGGGATTGTTGACCCTGCATCCAAGGCGAATGAGGCACTGAGATCGATTGGCGTCAGCTCTACAGATGCAAGGGGCAAGATCCGTAGTGTCGATGAAGTGATGCTCGACATTGCCGACAAATTCAGCAAGCTGCCAGATGGTGCGCAGAAGACCGCGCTGGCAATGGATATTTTCGGCAAGTCTGGCGCAAACCTGATCCCGATGCTTAATGGCGGCCGCGAGGCGATGAGCCAGTATTCAGCAACTGTCACCACTGAGATGGCACAGGCTGCTGATCAGTTCAATGACGCGATCAACATGATCATGCGTGAACTGGCTGGCCCGTTTAACCAAGCGATTACGGCTGCGCTGCCATACATCACGCAACTGGCGCAGCAACTGGGTGAGGCGTTACCTGGGGCTATTGCGGCGTTGGTTCCTGTGCTAACCGGCTTCCTTGGCACACTGGCCCAGATCGGCCAGTGGTTTGCCACGTTGACGCCACAACAGCAGGGATTTGTAGCCGGCGCCGCTGCGCTCACAGTGGCCTTCATTGCATTGGCGCCTGCCATCACGGCGATTATCACGGTGCTAGCTACATTCGGCCCGCTGGTGGCTGGTATTGCCGCGGCGATTGTTGGCATCCCGGCTGTTATCGCCGGCTGGGCTGGTGCCATCGGCCCGCTTGTGGCTGGCCTCACTGGTCTTGGCCAGATCCTGATCGGTGTATTCAGCGGCCCAGTTGGATGGGTGGCGCTTGCTGTTGCAGCTGGCGCTGCGATCTACGCCTTCCGTGATCAGATCGGCCAAGCATTCCAAGCGATTGGAGGATTCATCTCTGATGCAGCAATGGGGTTTAAGACCGTGTTTGTCGATCCTGTGATCCAGCTAGGACAACAGGTGATCAATTTCTTCGCGCAGACATGGATCGGAGTGTTTGAGTTCATCAAAAAGCCATTCGAGCAGGGCTGGCAGTGGATTCAGCAAAACTTCATCACGCCACTGCAGAATGCTTTCCAGCAATCTGTTCAATACATCCAAAGCGCATGGGCCGGGATGCAGCAGATCATCTCCGCTCCATTCACTGCAGCTCTTGGCGTAGTGAAGGGTGCACTGAACGGCATCATGGGCGCGATTGAAGGCGGCATCAATGGAGCAGTGGGTGCAATCAACGCACTGATCGCCGCGGCCAATCGCGTTCCTGGCGTCAGCATCCCAACCGTTAGCCCCGTGAAGCTGCCACGCTTTGCTGAGGGTGGCGTCGTCAGCGGCCCGACTATCGCCATGGTGGGTGAAGGTGGCGAGCCCGAATACATCGTGCCGCAATCCAAGGCCAGCGGATTTGCCGCTAATTGGATGGCCGGCAAGCGTGGCGCTAGCGCCATCCCGCGCTTTGCTGAGGGCGGCGTGGTTGTACCCAGTAGCGCCAGCGTGAGCATCCAAACGGGCCCGGTCACGCAGATGAACGGAACAAACTACGTCACCACGCAAGATCTGAGCCGTGCTGTGCAGGCTGGCGTTAATCAAACACTTAGCCTGATTGCAGGCGATGGCAGTGTGCGGCGCCAGCTGGGGCTTGCCTGATGGCTTATTACGATCTGCTTTGCTTCCTTGAATATTACGCTGACCGCAGCAGCGTGTACGACCCGAGCACAGGCAAGCGAGCGCCAACACGCCGCTGGCAGAATTTCTATCAAGTGCCGCAGGATCTATCGGTGGTTGATAGCGCCGTGCAGGGCAGATTCGTTTACATCCCGTTCACGGCGTCTGGGTTCACACTCAAGCCAGCAAACAGCATTGGCGAGCTGGCTATCGAGATCGCAGCAACTAGCGATATCATCGATCTAACTGATACAGCCATCGGCGCCAATCGCCTAGTAATCGCTTCGCTGTATTTGCAAGATGCTGGCGAGGATCAGCTCGATCCTGCTAGCGCCACACTGGTTAGCAGATACATTGGTGGCATTGATGGCGCTGCTGTAGATGATACTTCTGTGAGCTGGTCAATTAGTCCAGTAGTAGATAAAAACAAGCCGCAAATTCCAACGCGCAAGGTGGCATCCGATTTGATTGGGAGGTTTGTTGGGCGATGACCATGCAGGTATTGGCGATCAATGTTGAAGTGCAATGCTGTGATGGCAGCACGCACCAAGGCGTCAGGTTGGCGGTAGACGGTACGCGCCGGGTCTACCTTGCCGCTGATGACACTGAAATCAGTGGCGTGGAGACAGTGATGCAGTGCACGGCTATCGTGCCTCCAATGATCTTGGCGGCTGCATTGCACCGCTGCAAGGAGTGTGAGTGATGGCTAGAAACACAGGCACCGGCGCAGAACGGCAAACGGTAACGCGTTCAAGCCTTGGATATGAGAGGGGCGAAGTTGGCACTAGGCAACGCAAGGAGCCTTTCGTTAATGCTCGTCCCCCAGTTAAAAGCAAAGCCGTTGAGGCAACTCAGCCGACACCGCAGCGCAGATCTGCGCCCAACCAAGCGGCATCGCAGCAAGATAAAGCGCCCGAGAACCGCAAAACACCAAAGGCTGATCTAGGCGCTGAGCAGCGGATTGCTACTGCTGGTGAAACTGTGCCGATTGTTTTCGGCAAGCGCGTGAGCAGCAACGGCGGAGTCTGGGTACAGCCATCTCTGGCGCGTGCTGGATCCTATTTTTTCAAGGGCAGCTTTTTGTTTCCTGTTAGTCAGGGGCAAATTGTTAGCAGCCCAGTCAAGCATCGCACATGGGTGGGCCTGCGCAACATGGCATTCTTGGCTGATCAGACAATTACGATCAGTCATATTTACAACAGTGCTGCAACGCTTGCCGCAAACCCTGGCACATGCCCGATCCTTGGCGCAGGTTTGTATTGCGGGAATGAAACTTTCTCATACATTACGGACGCAATAGGTACATCAGGCGAATGGGCGGATAGAGCTGATTATTTAGGCAGTTCTTACAGTGGCGCACGGACTATTGCGCGCGGCACTGGTGATACCACAAACGCTGCAATAATTACAACCGCGCAGATATTTGACAATGTTTCCGGCGCTGATATTACAAGTGCATGGAACACCTACTACGGCATTTCACCCGGTACGCAATACGCGTTCAATGTTTCCGCAACGGCGGCAACGCCTTGCAATGCTATTGGTTATGTAGACGATGTGCTGTCGGTAACAGGCTACTTAGCGCCGCTCACGCCTGCAGAGTTAATAGCAATTGGGACTAGCGGCAGCATAACCTTTCTCTTTACTGTTGTCAGTACAACAAACCAATTTAGCTTGGCGTTTCCAGCCACTACCGGCACCTTGGAAGGCGTGCAAACTGAGTTTATTGTTAGTAAATACGCCGACCCTGATAGCACGCCAACGGCTGACAACTCAGCCTTTGCTGATATTACCTTTCTCAAGGTAGTGGGCGATATCTACGACCCGCCGGACGGAGGCTCGTTTCCAACCACCACACGCCAGATCTCGGTTTACTACGAGCAAGGCGTAAGCGTTGACCTTTACAGCGTTGGGCTAGTCGGTGGCGTCTACACGCAAGGGGCCAGCAACCAGCTGGTAGACCTGGCGATGTACCTGTTCACGATCTATAAGCGCACAAGCAACACCGATCCCGATGTGGCAGCGCCGATTTACACCGGCAACATGGAAAATCTGGCAACGTTCTGCGATGAATACAGCTTGCACTTCAATGGTGTGATCTCTGATGCGCTAAACATCGTGGAGTTTCTTAGCGAGACCGCGCCTTACTTCCTGCTCTCCTTCCAGTCCAACGGTGGGCAATATCGGTTTGAGCCGCTGCTGCCGCTGAATGGCAGCCAGCAGATTGACGGCACCGCGCTCACACCTGCTGCAACCTTCACCGAAGCCAGCATTCTGCCAGGCTCGTTCAGTAAGACTTATGTGGCAGCAGCTGACAAAACGGACGTAAACGCCACGGTGCTGTATCGCTTGAATGATGCTGATGCCATCGGCACGCAGCAAAGCGTGCAGGTGCGTTACAGCGGCGTGAGCTTAGATGCGCCAGTTGAACAGTTCGATATGTCGGACTTTTGCGCCAATCGCGATCATGCTGTGATCTATGCAAAGCACTACCTAGCCAGGCGCCGGTATTCGGTGCATTCCATCAACTTCGCAACGCCTCTTTCAACTGCTGGCTTGATCCCGACCGATGTGATCAAAATCGAGCGGCAGCGCATCACCAGCACTGGCGACAACCGCACAGAAATCGAGTGGTATCAAATCACCTCGATCAACCACCAGACCGATGGCACCACAACCATTGAAGCGGCGCAGTTTCCCGTAGATGGCAGCGATATCGCCGTGATCAGTGATGAGGTGCTGAATGGCACCTTTACAGTGGTGTGATGGCCACCTTCCCCTCGCTAGCACCGCGCACACGGGCGCTCTCGCTGGGCGACATTCCCCAGCAGCAATACGTTGGCACGTCTGGCGGTGAAGTGCGCTTTAAGCAGGGCAGCGACTACATCGCTCAAACGCTGAGCATTGGCTATGAGTTTTTAACTGAGGCCGAAGCTCAGCTGCTGCTGGATCACTATGCAGGGCAGCAGGGCAGTCTGATCCCGTTCGATCTATCGGCTGAGGTGTGGGGCGGCTACACGACGCCACCCGTCAGCTCGCTGGATTATCAGTGGCGCTACACCGGGCCATTCGGCGTAGATATTGCAGCGCCAAGGCGATACAACATCAGCATTGAACTGGAAACGGTGCCGATCTAGCCATGGCCTTTCCCGCTCTGATCCCATCCGCACGGGTTTACACGCCTGGTGATGTGCCGCAACAGCAGCAGGTAACGCTATCGGGCGTGAACAGCGGCTACAGGCAGGGCAATCGAAGGATTGCGCAGACGCTGCAACTGGCTTTTAACAACATCAGCGAATCAGACTTAAACCTGATCAAGGCGCACTATCTGGATCGTCAGGGCACCTTTGACATTTTCTATCTGTCGGCGGAGGTATGGAACGGCTATGCAACACCACCAATACCACTGCTAAGTGATTACGCGTGGCGGTATGCTGGGCCACCAGTCATCACAGATGGATCCTGCGATCTGTGGAGCGTTGAACTTGAACTGACCACCTATGCGATCAATACTGGAGATCTGATCTTTAATGGTGGCTTGGCGGCTGCGACGCCAGCACGCGACTATATTCTAAACGGTGGGCTGGCTGCTGCCACGCCAGCACGCGACTATGTGATCAGCCCTGGTGCAGCAACATGAGCATCACACTCTCAGCACTGCAGCGGCAACGCCGCGATACGGCAGCAAACTGGACGGCTGAGAACCCAACGCTGCTGGCTGGTGAGATTGGGCTCGAGTCTGACACTGGCTATTGGAAGGTTGGCGATGGTGCTACGGCGTGGAACGCGCTTGCCTATGTGCCGGGTTTAGGCGCTGAAATCCCGGTAAGCAGGCTTGCTGATGGCAGTGCGCGGCAGCTGCTGCAAACCGATGCTGCTGGCACTGGCGTTGAGTGGGCCAGCAATATCGACGTGCCTGGCACGTTGGACGTAACGGGTGCCGCCACGTTTGATAACAACGTCACGATTCAAGGTGATCTGACGGTCAACGGCACCACCACCACAATCGACACTCAAAACCTGATTGTCGAAGATAAGAACGTCATCATCGGCAACGTCACCACGCCGACCGATGTGACGGCCGATGGTGGTGGCATCACGCTGAAAGGCACCACCGACAAAACGATTAACTGGATCGATGCCACCGATGCGTGGACGCTGAGCGAACACGTCAACATTGCCAGCGCTAAGGAATACCGCATTGCTGGCACCAAGGTCTTGGATGCCACCAGTTTGGGTAGTGCTGTTGTTAGCAGCAGCCTGACAAGCGTTGGCACGATCAGCAGCGGCACATGGCAAGGCACTGCTATTAATGCCGCTTACCTGCCTGCTGGTACAACATCAGCGGTTGGCATTGTTCAGCTAACTGACTCCACCAGCAGCACGAGCACCACTACCGCAGCGACACCGAACTCGGTTAAGTCTGCGTATGACCTTGCCAACGCCGCACTACCTAAGGCTGGTGGCACCCTGACCGGCAACGTTGATAACACCAGCACCGGATATTTTGACCTGCCCGCTGGTACGACGGCACAACGTCCGGGCACTGCAAACAGCGGCATGATCCGCTTCAACATCGACCTGACGCAATTCGAGGGGTATAACGGCAGCGCTTGGGGCACCATCGGCGGCGGCGCTACTGGCGGTGGCTCTGATCGGGTGTTCTACGAGAACGATCAAGTGGTAACAACGAACTACACTTTGACAAGCAACAAAAACGCAATGACTGCTGGCCCCGTGACAATCAACGCGGGCGTCGCGGTCACTGTTCCCTCTGGCGCTAACTGGGTGGTGGTCTAATGTCCAAGATTCGACTCAACGGCACAACATCGGGTTACACCGAAATCGCCCCACCGGCAACTGCTGGTGACAACACGATCACGCTGCCTAGCAGCAATGGTTCCGCGAATCAATTCCTGAAGAACG